AATATCCACCACCCCCTTATCAGAGCCAAGAAACGTTTGATGTATTCAAAAACATTGATAAGACTACATGGATTCTTATATTCGGTGTATTCCTACTTGGCTTTTTTATGGGGAAAACCATGCAGCCAGTGATTCTCAGGTACACCTGAGTAAGGAACAAACTTACCTATGTTACCAACCTTCGGGGGTATAAAATGATTGATAAATGGATCTCTGTATGTATCCTCGATAAATCCAGCAGTAGTACTGGCTTCGGGTTTATTAACCTTTTTCTTTTCCTTTTTGTTTTCTGGACCCATCCCTCCAAAAAACAAAATGAAGAAAGCACTTACGAGAATGATTGTTACGATAATGCTAATCATTTAATATTAGTTATGAAAATTATTTACTTGGAAGAAACTTCGGGTTCACCCTCATCCTTAGTTTCTTCGATCTTGGCCTCGGTAGAAGCCTCTTCCTCCTCCTTGGTCTCACTCATCTCAGCGGCCTTAGCAGCTTCCTCGCGCTCCTTCTGTCGCTGTTTCATTTCCTCCGCAACTATAGCATCTGCCTCCTTGACGAGATCCTCCATGTTGGCATCTGGCTTCTCCTTCTTAAGTCGCTCGAGCACCTCGGCTGGGTGAGAGATGGGAGCCTCGTCGGGCTTAGTGTAAAACTTGGAGTTGTCATCACCAGGTGCGAAGCCAGTCTTATCTCCCATGGCTTGCTTACGCTCATTAAACATTCGGGCAGCCTGAGCCTGATTCTCTTTGTAACCAGTCATAATCTCTTCGAGTTTCTCGTTAGAATAATGAACATCATCAATCTTTGAAGAATCTGGTGGAATCAGGAGCCACTTGTACATATCTACAACATATATGTCAAAGGTTGGATCCTCCTTCTGAAGACGCTTTGCGTGGTTAGCAGCCTCATCGCGATTAGCAAAAGCTCCTCGGATCTTTATACCAAATTTATCATTCTTCTGTGGACACTCCGGCCCGACAATAGAAAGGCATGCGAAAATCTGACCGGGGACAGTAGTGTAATCTTGTTCAAGAGACATTATAGCTACTGAACGCTTCTAAACTTTAAGCCCTAAGTAAACTACAATCTTAAAGATTATATTCATGTATTAAGAATGGAGGAGATTCGAAAGAATCACAACGACGCCAAGAGGGAACTCATTCAAAGTGTGACAAAGAGTGGTCATCACATCCTTGATGTTGGGTGTGGCTTTGGGGGTGATTTACAGAAATGGCATAAATGTGGCGCCAATATAAACATGTGTGACCCAGAACCCTCGGCTCTCGTTGAAGCCAGGTCTAGAGCTAAGAACATGCATATGCGTGTAAACTTTTATGAGGGTGATATACACAACTGTCCAAAACGAAAATTTGATGTCGTCTGTTTCAACTTTTCACTCCACTACATCTTCGCCACGAGAGATCTCTTCTTCAGTTCCATCTATGAGATTAAGAAGCGCGTAAAACCAGGTGGACTTTTGATTGGTATTATTCCAGATTCGGAAAAGATTATCTTCAAGACACCACTTCAGGATGATATGGGGAATTTCTTCAAACTCAAAGATCATGGGAATGGTGGGTTTGGGGAGAAGCTTTTTGTACACCTGACTGATACTCCGTACTACGCAGAGGGTCCAAAGGCTGAACCAGTCGGGTACAAAGATCTTTTGGTGACCCATCTAGAGGAGCTTGGTTTCAAATTACAACTTTGGGAGGGTCTCCAAGGTAACCCAATCTCAGAGTTGTACAGTAAATTTATCTTTGTTTATAACAGATGATACCTTTTATCGTATTGATCGTGATCAACCTAATCATACTTTTCATGATCCGTGAACCAGAGAACTTCACTGAAGTGAAGAGGAGGTATCGTGTTCTCAGAGAACACATCGAGAAAACGAACAATGAGAAGTTTAGTATATTGGTAAACCCCATACCACTGACGGCGCTTAAGATGATGTATGGGACAGTGGGCTACAATGTTAACAAGGGGGCTGACATAACTATATGTATAGATGGTGATGTCAATGAGATTATGCACGTTTTAATTCACGAGCTTGCTCACAGTACGGTACCTGAATGGACCCATTCCGAGAACTTCTGGAACAACTTTATGGAGTTGAGAGGGATGTGTGAATCTATAGGGATTTACAATAGATTACCAGACAAGACCAAATTCTGTGGTCAATACATTCAGGATAAATAAAATCTCGTAATATGATAAATGCAAACTCCTGTTAATGATCTCTTAGCAGCGATTTTTTCTTGGGTTGTGTTCTACGCCGTTACACAAGTCCCCAAGCACACTGATAACTACTACACTAATCTCGTCTTCTTAACTGTTATCATTCCCAACGCCGCTCGCGCCATCGTCGGTGACATCCCCCGTCTTGCAGTCGATCGTTCTTTCTTTGCCATGACGACCCTTTTCGCGCTCATCATCACCTTCGCTATTAACGAATGGTGGAAGCGTTCCAAGGATACTGTCAAGAATTTTCATAAGAGCGATAGAAGGAAGCATTTGGAGTTAAACGCTGTTTTAGCTGGTGCTTTCATCGGTGGTGCTTTAATCACCTACTTCAGTGGTATAGATGACTCGATCTATAACAACATGATGCAGGCTTAAGCCTTGATGATGTAGCTCTTCGCAAAGAAGAAGATAATAGCAGCCACGGCGCCAGTAGTGGCTAAACCAACCATACTTCTACCCCCTTGTTCGTTAAGGAACTTGGGGATAGAAGTCGCAAGACGATCCTGAATGGGCTTGCTGACAGCAATGGCGGTACAAGCAGCTACGAGGAGGGCAGTAAGCTGATCATCGGTGAGGTTGAGAGGATTTTTGCTCTCAGGAGCCTCCTCCTTAGTCTTGGTGGGAGCAGGGTAAGCGGCTTGAGGTTGAGCGGCAACCATTTGGGGCATAACACCCTGTACCCTGGGGTCCTCGGTAAGCATAGGGGGCTCCATCATAATATCATTAATAGGAGTAGAGTCCATAGTGTCTTTATTTGTACTCATATTTTTTTCAGGTGATTTAAACGCTGTAGAAGGTTTATCTTGTGTATGTAATGGCACCATACCCTCGCCATCATCGAAGAGGTTCATAGTGGGGACGTGTTCAGAAGCCATGTTAATATATTCAAATGTTTTCTTAAAGTTCTAGTGACGCGCCTATTTCTTTTTAGTAATCGTAAGTTTGGTTTTCTTCGTTGCCTTTTTGGCATCCTGCTCCGTTTGATTAACGTGTTTTGGATTGTACATCTTCTTATGCATGCTCCATAATTGAGGGCTACCAACCTTGAAACCCTTCCTAACCGTTGCTTTGTACCAAAACACACAATCTTGAATCTTGTTAGACTTAACCGTATTATCTAATACGAGGCACTCATAATTTTCAGTACAGGCATCCATTACCTTACAGAACATGTCGAACGAAGGAAAGATACCAAAGAAGGATTTGTAAAGTTTCTCTCTATTTTGAATGATATTCTCTCTCAAGATGAAAACATAATCAACATTCGCACGAAGTGCTGGGGGTAAGTCCATAACATATTGCATAGTCAACATAAAGAAGATTTTCCAATGTCTTCCATTCATGAAGCACTGACGTATACATGTATCTTTAAGGAACTTGGAGTCATACATACAGTCGTCCAATAACATGAAGGCACCACAATTGTCTTTACCCGCACCAACCAACCTTCTTTGCCGAGACATCACTCTTTCTATTGCCTCTCTATCGTAGTCACCATAAATGAATAAATCTGGGATAAAGTCTGAATAAAAATGGTTACCCTCTTCTGTTCCAGACAGCACTATTCCCGCCGGGAGGTGTTTCTTATGGAACATAATATCTTTGACGAGAGTTGATTTACCTGTATTACGTTTCCCAATGAACACACAAACCCGGTCATCACTAATTGTCTCAGGTTTGAACTTCCTCAACTGAAGATTCATTCTATTATAGCGTTTCGTTTTATTTACCAAAATTTTACTCATATACAGTAGGAATGGCTGGTCGGTTAAGGCTTGCTACAACAGGAATCCAAGATCAGTGGTTAACTGGTGAACCACAATTTTCGTATTTCCTGATGAATTTTAAGAGGCATACCAAGTTTTCCTTTGATTATGTAGAGAGTCAGTTTGATGGGAAAATAGATTTTGGTAATCTTCTTACGTGCAGGGTTCCTAATGACAAAGGTGATCTCATAAAGAATTTCAACCTTAAGGTTACTCTCACAAATCCAAACCCCAGTGCCAACGTATGGAGTAAATCTATAGTATCACATCTTATAGATTACGCTGAACTGGTTATTGGTGGCCAAATTATACAAAAGATTACAGGGGAGTACATCTATATGTATCAACAGCTTCATAGTACCAATGATGATATTGAACAGACTTTGTACTTCTTAAATGGACATGGTAATATACTTGCATATACCGGTGAGTACTCATACTTTTTAGACTTGCCATTCTATTTCTATAGAAACCCTAGTCTATCTATACCAACGTGTGCCCTTACTAAACAGATCGTAGAGGTTAGAATCAAGACGAGACCACTGAGGGAACTTATTCATTACGGTGCACCCGAATCCATAAACGCTTCTATAAAGAAGTTTGCACTTGATACGGAATTTGTCTACTTAACTGATGATGAGAAGGGGTTTCTGGTATCTAGACCAATTGACTATGTCATCACCCAACTTCAAATTGCCAAGTTTAAAATGAACCCCGGTGAAAATAAAAAGTCTGTGATGTTGAAGTTTTCACACCCAGTAAAAGAACTCTTCTTTGTATCACAGTCAGAGGATTCAGTCCAAAATAACTACCCAAATCAGTATAACACTATTACTAACGCTGAACTTCGATTCAATAATGAAGTCGTCTTCAATAGGAATAACCTATTCCTGACGTACGAACAACCTTTCAAACATCACATAAACGCTCCACAAGCGTCTAGCACCTCTAAATTTGGTATGTATTCCTTCTCCTTACAACCAGAGATGTACTATCCAACTGGGCAAGTGAACATGAGTCGCATAGCTCACAAACTGTTTACAATTGAAATTGATCCATTAACCACAACGGACTACAATAACACGCGGGTGTACGCTATAAATTACAACGTACTCAGGTTTGAGAGTGGTTTAGCCGGTTTAAAATTTTAGGTAGTTATATTAGTAATGGCTGGTAGAATACAGATGCTAACGTCTGGATCCCAAGACAGGTATTTCACGAGGAATCCAGACTACAGTCATTTTGTGGAAGCTTTCAAAAAGCACGCAAATTTTTCTACACAGTACGACGATTTAGATCCAGAAAATGAAGCAGATTTTGGGAAAAAAATTAAGTTCAAGATTCCCCAAAATCAAGGTGATCTATTAAAAACTCTGAGTGTTAAAATGACTCTACCAGAAATTCCAGGTAGCCCTGTATACATAGAATCGGTTGGCCACGCCATAATTGATCATGTAGATCTGATCATAGGCGGTACCATAGTTCAAAGGCTTTATAGTGATTATCTCCAAATATACTCAGAGCATAATGTTACACAAACAAAACAAAAGGCGCTGGAACAACTCATTGGAAAGTATTCACTTAGAACAAGCGATAAACTTGTTGGTGAGGTAGTTACAGGTGGTGGAATACCCAACAGAGGTATAATCATAACGGGTACACTCGGAGCCAACTCAGATGAAAACTTCTTCGTTGATCTACCCTTCTACTTTTACAAACACCCTGAACTCGCTATACCTCTATGTGCTATTAACAAACAGGAAGTTGAAGTTGAGATTACACTTAGAAAACCAGAGGAAATCATGGTTGATATTGATGGTAGTCGTGTTACGTCACCCCCTAATATACATATTAAGGATTTTAAACTCTCTACAGAGGTTGTATTTTTAGACAAAAATGAAAGATCCAAGATGCAGAAGATGAAGAAAGACTACATCATAACACAGGTACAACAGAATGTATTCGATGTGGGTGTAGGTATTAAGGAGGGAACGTTCAAACTTGACTTTAGAAATCCAGTCAAAGAACTCTATTTTGTAATTCAAAGACAGGGTACTAGGGGTAATGGTGTATCACATGGTAATTTTGTAACACCATTTGATTACGATAATACAGCTATCACAGCTGACAACAAACGTATTCTTTATGAAAACCTGAATTACCTTACACTACAATTTGATGGGCAAGACATTATTACACAGGAGACTGGTACCGTTCTCTTCCTAAAAGCTGTACAGGCAGCTATACATCACTCCAAAACACAATTGATTAGGCGTTTCTATTCGTATAGTTTTGCTTTACAACCAGAAGAGGCTTATCCAACAGGACAAGTGAACATGAGTAACGTAAAAGAGCAAATACTTCACCTAAGTCTCACGTCATGCCCAGATTTTTCTAGACAAATCCGAGTATACGCAGTAAACCACAATATTCTTCGTGTCGGTGAGGGAATTGCTGAATCTCTTTTTACTCTTAAATACTAAAGATGAATATGCAAACTGGTTTTGGTGATGCTGGTGACAGAATGGCAGAGCAGTACATCGAAACAATGACTAACATTCTTCTGCCTG